GGCGACGAGGTCCGGCAGGTCACGCGCCTGCTTGTTGTAGACGACGTCGAAGTCGGCGGCGGCGACACTCAGCGACCCGGTCCCCCACGGCAGCCACTCGACCCCGAGTGGGAAGCGATCGGTGCCGCGGTAGCTGAGCTGATCGGCAGGGATCGGCGAGGCGACGTCGGCGAGCAGGCCCCGTGTCCGGCGCGTCGGAGCACCCGGGAGGTCGATGTCTTTCTCGATGCCGGTGTAGCCCATCTTCGTCGCTCCTAGAAATCACGGGGGCCCGGCCCGGCGAAACCGGACCGGGCCCCCTTCTCTGTCGGGTGTACTGGTGGCGGAGGTTAGCTCAAGGCGCCGCCACCGTCGACATGCTGGCCCTCGCAGGCCATCACGACGTCGGCGATCTGGGCACCGTTGAAGCACGCTCCGTCGATCTGGAGGATCGCGCCGGGACGCTGATCGACGTCGATCAGGCCCTCGAACGACTCCCAGAAGAACGTCACTTGGTTCTTCATGAGGTCGTCGCCGACGCGGTACTGGTTGTTGGGGGCGACACCGATCGAGAGTTCGCCCCGGTCCATCAGTGCGAACTTGCCGCGCTTGTGGATCAGGATCTCGATCGACGACGGGTAGAAGTTGAGGTCGCCGGCAGTCGCGATCGGAGGGATCGAGGTGACCCACGAGGGGCGGTCGATCATCCAGTGCGGGGTGACCCCGACGTCGGCGAACAAGCCGTCGATCTCGCCGTCGGTCGGGATGCGGTTGCGGCCCCCGTCGGTGCGGCGCTGGCGCATGATGTCGGTCTTGAGCGCCAGCTTCAACCAGCGCGGCATCCAGGCGTCGAACATCGGGGCATCCCAGCGCTCGGTCTCCTGGTAGAGGGCGATGTAGTTGAGGATGATCGACGGGAGCGAGATCGACGCCCCGTAGCCGTAGTTGCGCTGGACGTCGATCGTGTCGCAGGCGTTCGCCATCTGCTCGAGCAACAGCACGTCGCCGTAGCGGGCAGCCTGGGCGTGGAGCCGGTTCTGCCACGTCGCCACCAGTTCGGGCCACGTCATCTGCAACATGTGCCGAACGGTCAAGCACTTGTAGAGGGCGTAGAACTCGTAGTCGACCGGGCTGACCGGCGTGATCCGCGAGCACGCCTCCTTGACGGCGTTGATGTTGGCGTCGTCGGCGAAGGTCCACTGGCCCCAGCCGGAGTCGACGTCGTCGAGGGTTGGCGAGGGCATCACCTTGAAGCCGCCGCGGGTCGCCGGGAGCGGGAAGCGGGGGATACCCTGAGCGACGGGGCGGTCGGTTCGGTTGTTGAACCCGAAGTCGTAGAGCGGGGTGAGCGGGGCGTAGGCCGCCTGGATTTCGACTGGGTCGTCGAAGCGGGCCAGGTTGGCGTACGGGTTGTCGAAGTCGAGCGGGGCGACGTCACCGAAGTTGACCGGCATCGTGGCGACGACGTGCTTCTTGTCGCCGCCCTTGACGATCGTGTTGGCGGCGTCGAGCAGGGCATCGCACAGCTCGCGCTGGTCGGCGAAGGGCTCGTCGGCCCTCGGGCCCTTGAAGTTGCCGGTCGAGCGCCAGGCGAGGGTGGTCACCGGGGGGACGGCTGGGACGATCGTCGTCTCGGTTGTGGCGACACCGAGCGAGGTGGTGACGGTGGCCCCGGCTCCGGCCGAGGTCGTCGACTCGGCGGCAGCAGCAGCTTCGGCAGCGGTCGCAGCCTCGGCAGCAGCAGCGGCTTCGGCCTCAGCTTCGGCGGCAGCGGTCGCAGCGGCTTCGGCGGCAGCGGCTTCGGCAGCGGTCGCAGCAGCGGCTTCGTCCTCGTCGGCCTGACGCTCATCGGCGAGCGTTTCGACCGCCGCCTGGATGTTCCCGTAGCGGGTGATCTCCTCGAAGTCGGCGGCCGCCGCGGCGGTCAGCACGTTGGCCTCGCGGGACTCTCGGATGGCGACCGCCAGGTCGCGCAGTTGTGCGGCAGTCATCCCGGTGAGAGATGGGATCTGGGGCCATTTCATGCGCCGCCTCCTGGGGGTGCGATGGTCGAACTCATTGTGCTGGTCATGCTCCCACAGTGCTCCTGGTCGCCGTCAACAGAGTCGGAGAACAACGAAACCCCCGGCAGTTGGGGTGCCGGGGGTTTCGTTGGGCTGGAGGGCCACCGAGAGACTACACCCTGCGCCGTTCGAGGTCCAACAGGGCGAGGTGCCGGAGCCGCTCCACTTCGGGGTCGAACACGACCTGCGTGTCCTCCACCGAGGCTGCGATCTCGGAGCGCTCGACGCTGGCTTGCTGGAGGCCGTTGCGAGCCCACTCCTGGATGCGGCGCTGCGCCGTCGGGGAGAGTTCGCTGAACGACAGCAGCTCGACCGGGACCGAGGTCGCCGTGAAGCTGCGGCGGACCCGGTCAACCAGATGCGCCGGGCCCTTCAACATCAGTGGCGTGTCGCTCGACGCTTGCGGGGCGGGCTCGGCGCAGGCCGGATACGAGGCGACCAGTTCGTCGATCTCGCCGTTCTCATTCGTCGAGAAGCCCGACCCTGGCGTGTTGAAGGCCTCCGTGTTACACGACACGATCGCTCGCAGGCGCTCGCCTTTCCAGTGACCCGACGTCTTGGAGGCGCGGGCCACGTAGGTCTGGATGTCGCTGGCGGCGATGTGCGGCCGGGCCACGCCGGACATCCACGGACCATGACGGCCGACGGTAACTCGTACGTCCGCCCAGGCCGAGGCCGGGTCGTCCATTGCAGCCTTCAACGAGAAGTGCCCGCCGTACAGTGCCACCGGTCCGCATTCGACCATCCCTCGATCGGACAGCACCGAAGGCTGGTTGAACGAGGCGTAGTTGTCGCGCGGTCGAGGGATCAGCGTGCAGCGTGACAGGTCTCCGTCGTGACAGGTGTTCCAGAGGCCGAGATGTCCGTAGACGCGGGACCAGCCGTTCTCGTCCGGCGGATCGACTTGGATCTTATGGTGCTGCGTTGATTCGGGGATGTGGAAGTAGTCCCACGGTGGCAGGCCGGCAGCGGAGGCGATCACTTCGTTCGGGTCGTCGGCGAGGATCAGGTTGAACTCGCTCGGGCAGTCGACGACGAGCGGCGAGGTGTCGTCGACCAGCGCCAGAGCAGCGGTGATCTCGTCGGTCATCTCGCCCGAGGCGTTGGCGAAGGCTGGCTTGCCGACCATCGTCGTGGCTGCCGTCTTCCACTTGTCGAAGAAGAAGTCGGCGTGGAAGTCGTCGTCCCAGAAGTCGCCGGTCTCGACGACCCGCACCTCCACCTCGGTCAGGTCGACCGAGTTGTGATGAAGCGACTTGGCGATGATGTGAGCGGCGGCATTGCGCGACTCGGGGGTGTCGGCAATCCAGCCCCAGCCGTCGCGCATCACGCCCGCCTCGCCGTCGATCGTGAACTCGTACAGGGCCCCGATCGCGATCGCGTCCATGTGACCGAACGACTGGGCGGGCTGCCAGTAGATCGTGCGCGGCAAGTCGCGCGTGTCGCCGCCGTCGGAAACCAGGGTTCGCGACATCCAGCCCTCGTTGGTGCCTTGGTCGAGGAGTGCCAACTGCGGGAAGTGGATCGCCCGGAACGTGCCGGGCGGAGGGGTGGTGGGCTGTAGCCCGAACGTCACTTTGCGCGCCATGTCATCCTGGCTCCTGTGTCTTGGGGGTGTTTGAGTCGCGGCTGTCGGGCGAGCCCGGGTCACCGACGCCCGGTCCGATATTGGACGGGTCGGCCGGCGAGTCCGGGTTGGGGCCCGAGGTCTTACCCCAGGCTGACGCACGGTCCCATTCGACGTCAATGCTGTTCAGGCCGTGGACGGCGAGCACCGGGTTCGCCATCTTGACCCCGACCCACCGGATGTACTCGGCATCGTCCATCGCGTCGGTCTCTGTGGCGCCGATCACGTTGCGGAGGAACTTGGCGTTGACGAGACCGCGGTCCCAGCCCTGCCGAGCGTCTTCGCCCATGTTCGACTTGACCGCCGCCGCCGACAGGTCGTAGGTGACCCGCCACGAGCGGATCTTGGCCGGGTCCCACTTGAGAGCCTTCAACTCCCGCCACAACACCATCCGGGTCAAGGCATGACACATCGCTTCGAGGTCGGGCTGGACGGTGATCCGGCGCTCCTCATCGGCAACCGCCCACACCCCCCAGTGCGACAGGCCTTCCCCGCCCTTGACCGCCTGCTTCTGCTGGTCGAGCCCGTCGAGGACGACGTTGAGCACCTCGGAGCGGGTCCTGAGGTCGGTCTCGTGGATCTGGAAGTCGACCAACAGGTGCCGGACCATGTCGAGCACGGCCGCCGGGCCCTTGAGCAGCAGCGGCATCTGGTCGATCGCTTCCGAGCGCGACAACATGTTGGTCGTCATCAGGTGGATGAAGTAGTTGAGCACCTTGTCGCTCGAGTACAGCCCGTCCTTGACCTTCGAGTTGATCGCCGCGTCCTGGATCTCCGATGGGATCAGAAAGATCCCATTCATCATGAACCGCGAGCGCAGCTTGCCGCGGATCGACTCGGTCAGGTCGTGGAGGATGTCGCACAGGCCGTTGAGGGCCGCCATCGGGGAGTCGACCTCGTCGACGAACTCGCCGTCGGGTGTCCACAGCCGCCCGTAGAAGTCGTCGCGAGCGACCTCGCGAGTGAAAGCCGACTCGGACCCGTCGAGGCGGACCCGACGCGCCGTCATCCACTTGATCGGCTTCAAGGCGGCATCCTCCGGGCTCACCCCCTCCTCGTAGATCTCCGATGGGGACATGAACCAGTACCCGTCGCGGTCGCTCTCGGGACTGTCGCGGAGCCCGATCAGGTAGCCCTCGGCGGGGATCTTGCGAAGCAGGTAGAAGCGCTCGATCAGCCCTCGCAGGCCGCCGAAGCGGGAGTCGATCCCGGCCACGATCTCGGCCACTCGCGACGTGTCCTTGGCGGTCGCCTTGATGTTCCCGGCCCGGTCGACCTGGACGCCTCGCAAGGTGGCGTAGCCGGCGATCCGCTGCGAGCGGGCGACGGCGTAGCGGACTTCGCCGATCCGGCGGTAGTTCCTCCAGGATTCGACCGATGAGCGGCGCGAGATCGTCGAGACCTGCATCAGGTAGTCGCGGTCCGAGGGATCGGCAATGTTGATCTCGCGATGGGCAAGATGGATTTCGGGAATCGGCGAGGCCGCCGTCCGCAGTGCCGGAGGGGTGTAGGTC